ATGATATCCAATGCTGCGCCGCCGGTACTGGCAACCATTTTCTTAGCAGCATCAGTATTTGCTGCACCCGACGCTAAGTCTCTAGTACCTTGACCTAACTCTGCACCAAAACTTGACATGCGAGTTTGTAAATTCATCATTGCTTTGGCTGCGTTAGTCTGGCCGTTAGCAATCATTTCATCGTAATTGGCGCGGAATCTACTTTCGCTTAAGGCGGCATCTTGTTGCTTTTGTATGGACTCGCGACTCATGCCAGTTACTTTGCTTAACAGATCTAACTCTAGGGCATATTGCTTGGAACCAGCAGTTAGCTGTTCCGTGGTCATTGATTGTGATTTGCCAAGTCTGGTTTGTTGTGTTACAAAGGCAGCGGTGGTGCTGGCTATGTCCTCAGCACTCATGCCTATTTTACGTAAATCAGTGTCTTGTTTTTGTGTTAGGTTGCCAACTGCTTTGCTAAACTCTTCTGCTCCTTCACCGGCTAGACCACGGAAACGTGCCAGGGCTACAGAGTTTTGACCGACAACTTTTTGAAACTGTTGTAGGTTTAATCCAGCTGTGGTAAACTGCCTTGACAGGCCGGTCATGCCGTCGGCAACAAGAGCTCCCGATGCTGACATGGCGTTGAATGTTTTGGCTGTTTGATCTAACTGATCGACTACTATCTTGGCACCTTCGGCAATGGCCTTGGTTGCCGCCGAAATTGCTTCGCCCACATAGGGAATTGTTTTTGCCAGACCGCTCATTGCATTTGCAGCAACGTCGATCACCGAATTCATGCTGTTGAGGCTGGTGTTTCCTTTGGCCACGGTACTGGCCAGGCCGCCTAGGCCTTTTACCAGTTGTCCGGGTACTGTTTTGAGTTCTTTGTTGAATGCGGCCAGACCTACATTGGCATTTCGAGTGGCTGCATCAAGACCCTGAAAGGAATTTCGCAGATCATCCATTTGCCTTTGTAGTTCTTGATTTTCATCAGCCATGCTTTTTTACCCGATAAGTAGTGTTATATTTATGGTGGATAAAAATGACCCAAACTAACAACCCTTTACGCAGATATTTTCGACAACCAGCAATTCATGTACGCTTGCCCAGTGGCGGAAAATACTATCCAGCTGGCACTTTAGACATGCCGGCCAGTGGCGAAATACCAATTTTGCCCATGACTGCCATTGACGAAATTACCAGTAGAACTCCTGATGCCCTGTTTAACGGGTCAGCTGTCATGGATATCATTGGCAGTTGTGTTCCAGCAGTCAAAGATCCGTGGCAAATGCCCATGATTGACTTTAATACCTTGCTGGTATCTGTGCGTTTGGCCAGCTACGGACATGAAATGGAAATTGGCAGTACCTGCCCCAAATGCGGGCATGTACACACACTGACCATAGATTTGAGAACAGCGTTGGATAATCTCAAGGCACCCGACTACGACGAATCTGTAAGTTCGGGCGACTTGACCTGTTACTTTGCACCCATGACCTATCGCCAGGTCAACGAAGTCAGTAGAACCAATTTTGAAGATCAAAAGATCATGCAGGCCCTGAGCAATTCAGAAATGCCCGAAGAAGAGAAATTGAAAAAATTGGGTGACGCTTTTAGAAAAATCACCGAACTTACCATCAGATCCATAGCCGAGTCAATTGCTGTTATCAAAACTCAAGATGCCATGGTAACTGATAAACCCAGTATTTTGGAGTTTTTGCAAAACTGTCCAAAACACGTGTTTGATCAAATACGCGATCACACTGTCAAGCTTCGAGAAGCAACTGATCTAACCCCGATCACTGTGACCTGTGAGGAATGCAGTGAAGAATACAAACAGCCATTCACCCTAGACATGTCTAATTTTTTCGGGAACGCCTCCTAGTACTGGACTCCGATAGCATTGTCAAAATGATTGATGCTATGGAAAAAGAAACACGCAACATTCGGCTTGATGTTTTGAAATTGTGTTGGTACATGAGAGGCGGCGTAACATACGAAGAAGCCATGCAAATGAGTCAGCAAGAGCGTGGCGTTATCAACGACATTGTCAAAGACAACATGGAAACAACCAAAAAATCGGGCCTGCCTTTCTTTTAAAATATGTTAAATTTAGAAACTGTACAAACGGACATAGAGCAGTGGATTGAGACCTTTGTGGAAGTTCCGCACCCGGCTCTGGGCGGCTGGGCTCCATGTCCCTATGCCAGAAAGGCTCGCCTGGATCAAGACTATGAAGTCAGACTAGGCACAGATCCCTATGTTGACCTGTTGGAAATTTCCAAAACCGGCCTGGCCGGTCGAAGTGTTGTGATCATTGCCTATGATCCTGTGTACTGGGAATATAGATATTTTAGTGCCAGTATCAAAGCTGCAAATCTTGTACACCTGTTGGACAAGGATCTCTTGGCCCTGGAAGATCATCCTGCTGATACCGAAACGGTCAACGGAGTTGTTATGAATCAAGGAACCTATGCCTTGATCCTGGTGCAGAGTTTAAGTGATCTAAATAGCAAGGCTCGGTTGATAGCCAGCAAGGGGTTTTACGATAACTGGCCCGAAGAATATCTACAGGCCTTGTTTGAAAACCGACAGGATCCCAGACTGTGACCTACCAGTTTGCTCGCATCAACCTGGCAGAAAATACAGATCAGGCCACAGTGACCTGGCAGTATCTTACCGATCCTGATATTCCTGTACTAAAAGACATCTACAGAACCTACTGTGTCTACAAACACTTTGCCAGCGTCATGCCTTTATTTGACAGTCAGTTTACTGATCCTGATACCGATGTAATTGGCTACTATGATACCGACAAGTTGGTGGCCTTTAGTTTGATCAAACGCTATGATGAAGAAAATGCTTTGTGTGCTCAATTTGCTTGGAACTATCAACGACCCAAGCTAAGACTGGGCATACGAAGTTTACAAACCGAATGTGCTATCTACCGTGAAAGAGGATTCAAGTATTTGTATTTGGATCAGGCACACTTATACAAACAAGGCATCACGGGCTTTGAACTCTTAGGACCACTATAACATGGCAGACTTATACACAATTTGGGCAAACAAAGAAGGTGACATTTCGGATCTAGACTGGGTCAACGGAATGAAAAGTTTTTTTGATCATTTAATTTCAGAAGGCAAAATGGAGTCATACAGAATCACTCGTTGCAAAATGGGTTTTCGTAGCATAGCCGACATGCCTGAATTTATGATTTTGATGGAGTTCCGAGACATGGCACAGATGGACAGTGCTTTCCGTCGTGTTGCTCCATTAGAAGGAGAACTCGAAGTCAAACACAAAAGTTTCAATCAGTTTGTTAGTGGAGACATACAGCATGCCCTGTTTCGTGATTGGCCTGATCAATTCTAAGAGAACTTGTATGAGATCTCTTAGAGATCTATGTCTTTCGCTATGCTCAGACATAATTGTTTTTCTTTAGCATTATCCAGATTACGTGGTCACAATTCACCGTATGCACGGTGAACTGACTTTTTCACATTATCCGAGTGACAGCAGTCATTTGTTATAAAGAGATTCGTTTTCACGACGGAGGCGGTTGACCGGTACCCCCTACTCTAGCTTCACATATCAACGGAACCCTAGTGACCCGATAACAAATCCAAGTCCTATAGGCATGAGTTGTGTCTTTTTCACAGAGCTCAAATCCTTTGTTGCCTTAAGTTAGCAATTGCCTTTGACGCCCAAAGTTTTCCAGACCGGGTATCGCACCGTTCTTCGATGGGGATCGAGCTACCTCGATCAAACTGTGTCGGTTAAGTTGCCTATCTAAATTTTGTTTTTTATGTGACTACCGTGTATGCGGCAAACTATCTGCCCATTGTAGTAGTCGTCTGATTCTAGTACTCTATGATTAAATTGTTCTCTAGCTTCTACGTAACTGCATTCTGCCTTTGATTTGCAATAAAATAATATTTCTCTTGTGAAGTTGTCTGAGCCTAGCTCTTGAATGTCTCGGTTGAGTTGATCGTTGCTGCCATAGTATAGTTGCCAGTCTGAGTCTATCTTGCTTCTTATCTTCTTGCGTTTCTTGTTGCCGTTCTTGAGTCGCACTACTTTGTATGAGGTCTTACTAAACTTTGCTAATTTTTTTCCAATATACTTCCGGCCGGTCTTGTTATTTGTGATCAAATAGACAAATCCAACGCAGTCTTCGGGTAACGCTGAGATTTCGGAGTTTTCGTACAACCATACCATGGACTTATAGTTATCATCTTACCACTCGGTTGCATATTTTTCATCTACCCTACTTGCTATACACTTAGTTTGGCATTCTTGCCATGCAAATGCCTTAAACGAAGTCTCCCAAAAATTATCAGTTGCAGCATCAGCAAGGGTGCGACGATTTAAATCAAATTTATCTGCAATAGCTTTCCATTCCAAGTTGTGACTGTAGCGATTTGCTACCCAACAGCAAGGAAATAATCTACCTTGTGCATCAATATAAAGCCCTTTATTGCCAATTTCACACAACGGTTTAACACCGTTGACCTCTGTTACTGATTTGTATAATTGTATATTTTTTGTGTTTACTTGTGGATTAAGCCCACGCGAGCTTAACGATATAAACTCTCTTTCAAACCTATGCGAGCCGCTGACAAACTTTTTACTAGGTTCTAAGGCATCGTTGTCTCCGTAACTAGGATACACGCTACCAAACTTAGTAGATTTGGTAAGTTGAAATGCATCCATGCCTAATTTTACTGCTAACGATTGCATATAGTCAATTTGATCTTCGTTAAACTTAAATGCTATAGCCGCCCATACCAATCGGCATTTACTTGTACTCCTAAGAGTTTCGATGCCTTGAATTATAGATACAAAATCACTGTTTACTCTATACAAATTGTT